ACACATTCTAAAATGTTTTATCATCCTGATGGTAGAGTACAAGCTGTTCCGGGAAGAATGGTTACAGTTAATGGAGAACAAAAGTTTTTACCTAATCCACAATACATAGATTTTACAACAGGTGAATGGTCAGACACTCCACCTTCTCAGGCAAAAGCTAAAGTAACTGAAACTCCGAAAGAAGATAGAGATGATAGTGGTAAATCTTCTTTTGATTTTGAAGCACAGAGATTACAGAATGAAAACTCTCTAAAAGTTTCTGCTGAAAGATTAGATCTAGATCCAAAAGTTTATGCAGGTTTAGGTTTCTTTAAAAGATTTAAACTTATGGGTGAAGAAATAAAAGCTATGAGAGGTCAAGAAATTGACAAGGATAAGATAAGCTCTATAGTTAATGACACTGATGAGGGTAGTTCTTTTGATCTAAGAGGTATTCTAAAAGCTGTTACAACATTTGGATTTTTAGCAACAGGTAATCCTTTAATACCTCTTGCGGCTAGAATTATTGCAGGTATTTCTACAGATGATGATAAAAAGAAAGATGTTAAACCTACAATTAAAGATTCTGAAATTAGTGAAGGTGTTAAATCTAAATCAATAGTTCCTACAGGAAGTAGTGGTGTAGATACTTCTACCATAGAGGGTATTACAAAAGCTTCAGGTGTCACACCTAAAACAACTGCTAAAACAAAAACACCATCTGCAAAAGCAAAAGAAACTTTTAGAGAAAAAGAAGCTAAAGGTTTAACTAAATCTATTGGAACTGCAGGAGGATCAAAAACAGCAAAAGATTTTGAAGATCCATCTGATAATTTTGCAGGTATGATAAACAAAGGAGGACTAATAAACAAACCAAAACGTAACCCTAAGAAGCCTAGAGGTAAGGGTCTAGGCAGTAAATAAATTGGCTACTCAACAATGTTGACCCCAAGAAAGGAAAAGTAAAATGCCAGAATTAGAAAATGTGGAAACACAAAAAACTGCAGGATATATGAGCAGAACAAGATCTAAGTATAAAGATAAGATCAAAAAAGATGAAGAAGAACTAAAACAACTTATGGAAGAACAAGGTAAACCTAAAGAAGAAGAAAAGGTTGAAGAAAAAACTGAAGAAGTAAAACCAGAAGTTGAACTTAGTGATGAAGAAAAATCTTTTAAAACTCGCTATGGCGATATGAGAAGACACCTAGCTGCTAAAGAAAAAGAATACAATGCCAAAATTAAGGAGCTAGAGGATAAACTAGGAGAAACAAAAAAACTTGTACCACCAAAGTCTGATGAAGACCTACAGGCATGGGTAGATAAATATCCTGATGTAGCAGGGATGGTAGAAACAATAGCCGACAAACGTGCAAAACAAATGTTTGACAAGGCTAATATACAACTAGAAGAACTCAACAAGGCAAAAGAAGAAGCAACAAGGAGTCGTGCAGAGAATGAAATTAGGAAAGCGCATGAAGATTTTGATCAGCTTCGTGATTCCGATCAATTTCATAATTGGGTTGAAGAACAGCCTAAATGGGTGCAGAACGCTTTGTACGAGAATACGGATGATGCTGCTTCGGTTATACGTGTTATTGATCTGTATAAAGTTGATAATGGACTTACCAGATCGGATAAGAAAAATAAAACAAAAGCTGCTGCCTCGTTGGTAGATAGAGGATCTAAAACAAAAGTAGATCCCACTGAATCTAGTGACAAGATTAGAGAATCTGACATTGCTAAAATGAGTGATGTAGAGTACGCAAAGAATGCTGATAAAATTACTGAAGCTCACAGATCTGGTAAAATAATCTATGATGTATCAGGAAGTGCAAGATAATACTTGACAAACAGTATTTTATCTGTATAACTAACCCTTAGACACAAAGCCTCTAATATAGACTACCTTTGTGTATAAGTAATAAGAAGACTAAACTAGTAAAAGACTACCTATATAAGTACAGACCCATTGACTTTGAGACTTGCTATTTCACTGTTAAATGCACTCTAGAAAATATAGCCTCTTCTAAGACGTTTAGCTTTTAAATAAGCCAAACAATAGGAGGATTTTATTATGGCTTTTCAAACAGCAACAGGTTATGGAAATTTACCTAATGGTAATTTTTCACCTGTAATTTACTCCAAACAGGTACAGCTTGCTTTTCGTAAGTCAACTGTTGTAGGAGATATAACTAACTCTGATTATTTCGGAGAAATTGCTAATCAGGGCGATACAGTCAGGATTATCAAAGAGCCTGAAATTTCAGTAAGTGCATACGCTAGAGGAACTCAAGTAACTGCACAAGATCTAGAAGATGAGGATTTTCAACTCGTTGTTGATAAAGCAAACTACTATGCTTTTAAAATGGATGACATTGAAGAAGCTCATTCTCATGTTAACTTTATGCAACTTGCAACTGATAGAGCTGCATACAGGTTATCTGATCAGTATGACCAAGAAGTTTTAGGTTATTTAGCAGGTTATAAGCAGTCATCATTACATAGTAATGCAGGTGCTGTCAATGACGTTGTTAATGGAAGTAAAGCTCTGTCAACTGCAGGATCTGATGAACTTCTTACTTCTATGAAGTTAATCAAGAGTTCTTTTGGTAATATCACAACAACTTCTGCAGGAGATCATTCAATTCCTGTGGCTAATGTTCCAAATGGTGCTACCTCTGTTCCAACTGCAACTGCATCACCAATGCAGATTGTAAACAGAATGAACCGACTTTTAAATCAACAGCAAGTTGATACACAGGATAGATGGTTAGTTATTGACCCTGTGTTTATGGAACTACTTTCTGATGAAAATTCTAAGTTAGTTAACGCTGACTATGCAGAAGCTTCAGTTAAGAATGGTCTTGTTCTAAACAACTTAGCAGGTTTTAGAGTTTATGTTTCTAGCAATCTACCTTCAGTAGGTACTGGTCCGGGAACATCAGGTTCTGCTAATCAGAACAGCAACTATGGTGCAATTGTTGCAGGTCATGGTTCTGCTATTGCTACTGCAGAGCAGTTAAGTAAAACAGAAACATATCGTGATCCTGACTCATTTGCAGACATTGTTCGTGGTATGCATCTATATGGCAGAAAGATACTTCGTCCAGAAGCTATCGTAACTGCTAAATATAACGCAGCTTAAGGGAGGATATAAAAATGGCTACTTTTGATATGACTGCCAAAGCTACTGCAGGTGTTGGAGCAGATATTACTGCTGTACCAACTGTAGTAGGTCATCCTGTGCGAACTATTGAAGCAATTTTAGATATTGATGCTATGATTGCTGCAGGTGCAACTATTGCAGATGGGGATGTTTTTCAATTATTGGAAATTCCTGCTGAATCAGTTGTTCTTTGTGCAGGTGCAGAAGTTATGAAGCAATTTACAGCTTCTTGTGTTGCTGACATTGACTTCGCAGGTGGTGACGATATTGTTGATGGTGACTCTCTTGCTGTTGCTGCAGGTACATACCTAACAGCAGGAACAAATGGTCAAACAAATATCGTTAGTACAGGTGCGGCAAATTTAATCGGTGAGACTATTCCTGCTGATGGTAATACTGCTCCTGTTACTGTTACTGCCGCAGATACTATTGACGTTACTATTTCAGGAGCTGCCGCAGCTACTGGTAGGTTAAGAGTATATGCAGTTATCGCTGACATCTCAGCAGCTCATAGAGAAGCTGCTACTGCGTCTAGAGATAACGTATAATAAATAACTTTAGGAGGGCAGGGCAACTTGCCCTCTTAATTTATCTAATGATATTAAAAGCAAAAAATAAATTTCCTGAATGGAACATTAAAACTTTTGGAATAAATGAAGTTTATTGGGAAATGGATAAAGCAGCTTTACAAGATATTAATTTTAGAAATGCTATAAATAAATCTTTAAATGAAAAAGGAATGCTTTGGCCTCCGATAGTTTGGTTACAAAAAACGTATTTAAAATATACAGAGGAACAATCACACAGAGTAGATCCAACTAAAGTGCATGAACAAGATTTAAAATATCGTTGTGCTATAGGAAATAACAGATTTAATTACGCTAAAGAAAATGGGTACGAAAAAATAGAGTGTGTTTATGCACCTACATGGCAGGATAAAGATACAATTTTAAAAAGTACTTATATGGAATATTGTGTAGATTTTTAGAAAGGAAATAAAATGGGTGTTACAACTGCAATGTGTACATCTTTTAAGGGTGAACTCTTAGGTGGCACACACGATTTAGATACAAACACAATTAAACTTGCCTTGATTAAATCAGGCGAGTCAGGAACATATGGTGCAGCTACAACTAATTATTCAGATGTAACAGGAAACTCTGATGAAGCATCTGGTACAAACTATTCAACAGGTGGTAACACATTAGGTAGTGCAACTATTAGTACTTCAGGAACAACAGCGATATTAGACTTTGCTGATACAACTTTTTCAAATGCTACTGTTTCAGCATCAGGAGCAATTATC